TCAACTGTCAGAGCAACTAAAAATGTACAGTACGATGCATTCCATCCAATTGTACAGAGTCAACTATTTACAGAGACCACGGCAAACTACTCAATCAAAATGACCTCTGGTAAGGCAGTGGATGGATCACAAACTCCATATACACTGGGATCCTTTGAAGGTTGTTTGGCAAATGCAACTAATACACTATATACACCGTCAATGGTTGCATCCGGTACCAATGAGACATTATCCATTAGTGGCAATAAATCTCTGGCATTCAGTGCTCAAATATCAAGTACCAATGATGCATTGTCTCCTATTATTGACACGCATCGGTTATCATTGATTGCCATATCAAACAAGGTGAATTCACCGACAGAGGCAAATATGAATGTATCTGCACTGGACTCAGCAACCTTGTTTACGGGTGCCACTGGTGCGTTCAGTTTCTCCGGTTCAACCATTACTTCAACCAATGCAACTGTGCGTAACCTGATCAAGACTGTCCAGGTAGGTAAGTATATCACAGTGTCTGCCTCAACCACTGCCGGTAATGATGGCACATACCTAGTTTCCGGTAATGTTGATGATGGCACCAATGGTACTATCACTGTATCCGGTAAGACCTTTGCCGGAGAAGCAGGTGCTGCCGGTACTACAGTTGCAGTGCGGAAAATGTTTGTTGATGAGATTGCTCCGGTTGGATCTAGTGCTCATAGTAAGTATGTGTCTAGGATTATCAACTTGGAAAACCCATCCACCTACATTCGAGTGAAGTTGGCAGCAAATGTACCGGACGAGGCAGATCTACTTGTTTACTATAAGACGATTGAAGTTGGATCTACCCATACTCCAGAAACCATCAATTGGACACTATTCAATGCGGACAAGAGCATCGTCAAGGTTCAGAATGGCAATGAGACATTCACTGATGTTGATTACTCTATAGTTGGTCTGGTACCATTCGATGCAGTGCAGGTGAAATTGGTAATGAAGACAACGAATAGTTCTGCCGTGACCCGTGTGAAAGACCTACGAATTATCTGCTGCGCATAATGGCACAATTCTTGAAAGTTGTTGGGGCAGATAGTTTGGTCCGGGATATGTCCACTGGTGCCATTATCAATAACAGTGCATCCGATTTTGATAACTATCAGAAGCAGCAGGCATTGGCACAGAACCGCAGAGATCAGATATTGCAGCAGGAAATAGATATAAATAATATAAAGACAGATTTGATGGACATAAAGCAAATCTTACTTTCAATGATTGAAAATAGTCCCAAGGATAACATAACATGACAGTATCATTATATCTTAGAGCAGCATCTGGTTCTTTGCCACCAGAGTCTGTAACATATTTGGGTATCCCACTAACAAATGATCAAGTAGATTTGAATTTTAGTAATTTAAAAATTGCTGCTGATGCATATGTTGCGGCAGATGTACTTATCAAACTCAAAACAGTGGATGGTCCTGGATCTGGGTTGAATGCAGACTTATTAGATGATATGAATACATCTACAATATCTGCCCCAGATACTATTGTGGCGCGGGATAGTGGAGGTAATTTTTCAGCAAATGTTATAACTGCCACATCATTTATTGGGGCGATAGGAACAATAGGATCTCCAACAACATTGATTGGTAATGTTACTGGCAATGTTTCTGGATCTGCCGGAACTGTTGCGTTTGGTGGATTGACTGGTACACCTACAATCTGGAATCAAAATACAACTGGCACTGCCGCAGGTCTATCTATCACTCTGGCAGTGGCATCTGGTGGTACTGGTGGAACTACTGCCACGCAAGCAAGGGCAAATCTATCGGCTGCAATTAGTGGAACAAATGGTGATATTACTCAATTGACTGGGTTACTCACACCATTGTCAGTTCTTCAGGGTGGAACTGGTGTCAATTCTAAGACGGGTACCGGAAGTGTTGTGTTAAGTATCTCACCAACCTTGGTTACACCTGCCCTTGGAATTCCAGTATCCGGTGATTTCAGTGCTGGTACCTTCACCTGGCCAATATTCAACCAGAACACTTCTGGATCTGCTGCGGTACTGGTCACCACAAATAGTTATCAGATAAGATCTCTTGGGGTCGGTACACCGGCATCTGGAGTGACAGGTGACATTCGTGCCACAAATAATGTGACAGCATATTACTCCGATCTTAGATTGAAGGATGTGTTGGGCAATATCAAAAATCCATTGGAAGCAGTGATGTCTCTAAATGGAGTTGTATACAAAGGTAATGAAGTTGCCCGTGAATATGGATATACTTCAGACACTGAACAGGTTGGACTGATAGCACAAGAAGTACAGAAAGTACTGCCACAAGTTGTTGTTCCGGCGCCATTTGATATAGCACAGGCAGAGGACGGCAGTGAATATAGTAAGTCCGGTGAGAATTACTTGACAATTCAATATGAGAAACTGATTCCATTATTGATCGAGGCAATCAAGGAGCAACAAGTTCAAATACTTGAACTACAAAAAGCAGGTAAATAATAGATACATTCAAAATTATTGGTATTTCAGGGTTCTGAAACATTATTTATTATAAATAATGTTATGTATCAAAATTGTAAATTGTATCATCAAATATGTTGTAATTTTTGGAGAATAATATGTCAAGTGTAGTCATTTCAGGGGATGTTTCAGGTACTGTTACGTTACAAGCTCAACCCAATGCAGGCGCAACTGTATTAACCCTACCTACAGCTAGTGGTACTGTACTTACAAATACAGAGGCAACTGGCACTGGTGCCGTTGTATTTGCTACCAGTCCAACATTGGTAAATCCAACGTTGGGTACTCCTGCTTCTGGTGATCTAACAAATTGTGTGTTCCCAACACTTAATCAGAACACTTCTGGATCTGCTGGTATTTTGGTAACTACTGCCAACTACCAAGTTAATTCTTTCGGTGTTGGCACTGCTCCATCTGCAGTTGCTGGTGAAATTCGCGCCACAAACAACATTACAGCATTCTATTCTGATGCTAGATTGAAAGATGTTATTTGCAATATCAAGAATCCATTGGAAGCAGTTAAATCATTGGACGGTGTTATATACAAGGGCAACGAGGTTGCTAAACAATATGGTTACACGTCAGATGAAGAACAAGTCGGCATATTATCTCAACAAATCCAAAAAGTTTTACCTCAAATAGTAACTCCTGCCCCGTTTGATATTGCGCAAAATGCCGATGGCAGCGAATATAGCAAATCAGGTGAAAACTATATGACTGTACATTATGACAGAATCGTTCCATTATTAATTGAAGCAATTAAAGAATTGGACGCAAAGGTAACTGCATTACAAAAATAGTACGTAGAAAAAATGACACTTCCACTGTCTGGTCCGTTATCTGCCGATGATATTAATGCTGAGTTGATGGCACCACCACTGTCAACTACAGCATTAAATGATCCACCAGTGCGCGTATTATTTACACGACCAATTACAGAGAGTGAAATCTCATATGACCATGGTCATGGTAAATTTATCTCTATGTATATTCCATATGTTCCTCCAAGCGGTGGAGCATATGGATTAAATTTGCGGCAGATGGCAATAGAGGGTGGGTGGAATCAAAATGCTTATGTTGAAGTAACTATAAGTGCGTCAACAGTAATATTGTCAAATTCTACAAGTATACCGGCTCTAACAATTGATGGGGCATTCCCCAACGGTGCAAAATTAATAAACAATGGTATAATAATGGGAAGGGGTGGTAATGGTGGGCAAGGTGGCAATGGAAGTTGGGGTGCTGCCGGTGGTCCAGGTGTAAATGTTTCTACTCCAATAATTATTGAAAATAATGGTACAATTGGTGGCGGTGGAGGCGGTGGTGGAGGCGGGGGTTCCGGTGAAGGATCTGCTCATGGACATGGCGGCGGTGGTGGTGGCGGTGCTTCATATGGTGCTGGAGCATGGGTCGGTGGTGCTGGGGGTTCATTATATGGCGGCGGTGGTGGCGGTGGTCACGTCGGCGGCAGAGGTAAATTTAGTAGTTCTGGAGCAGGGGGTTCTGGCGGGAACATAGGTGCTGTTGGTCATGGTGGTAGTGTAGGTCAACGAGGTCAAGGTGCCGGTGGTGGTGGAGCGGCAGGTGCAGCCATTAATGGAAATGCATATGTAACTTGGACTGCTCTTGGCACAACATATGGTTCTCTTAATTAAATAAACAAAATATTAAAATAAACAGGAAAATAACATGGGACTCCCAATATCTGGTCCAATATCGGCAACAAACATAAACACTGAATTAAGTTTGAGTGCAACAGCAACTTTATCTCTTGATCACGCAGGTGTACGTGGATTATTCGAACGTGCCACTGGCGCGGTCTCGTTTTCCCATGGTCATGGCAAATCTAGTTCCCAATTTCTTACATATGCTCCGGCAGCTCCAACACAGTATCAAGGCGATTATCGGACATTGGCAATCGCCGCTGGGTGGAATCAAAATTCTTACGTTGAATTAACTATAAATGCTGGAACGATAATATTGTCATCTAGCTCGGGTACTCCAGCCTTTACAATTAATGGACCATTTCCCAACGGCGCAAAATTAATAAACAATGGTATAATAATGGGGAAGGGTGGTACTGGTGGTTATGGTGGTGGAAATTGGGGTGCTGCCGGTGGTACTGGTATAAGAGTTACTGCCCCCATAACCATAGTAAATAATGGTACAATTGGTGGCGGTGGAGGCGGTGGTGGTGGCGGTGGTAATGGACTTGGACCAACAGGTGGCGGTGGAGGCGGCGGCGGCGGTTATGGTACCGGCGGCGGTGGAACTAGCCACGGCGGGGCTGGATCATTATATGCCGGTGGTGGCGGTGGATCTGCGCACGGTGGTAGTGGTAAATTTAGTAGTTCTGGTCCTGGAGGTTCTGGTGGTGCCAGCGGCGCAGTTGGACATGGTGGTGGCGGCGGTCAACGAGGTCAAGGTGCCGGTGGTGGTGGAGCGGCAGGTGCTGCTGTCAGTGGAAATGGATTTGTAACTTGGAGTGGTGCTCTTGGCACAACATATGGAGCGAAAGTTTAAATATTAGTTATAAATAGATGCATGTAATAAAATTTTAAGGATAAATCATGAGTCATTTCGCTAAAGTATTGGATGGAAAAGTTATTAACGTCATTGTTGCCGAAGCAGAGTTCTTCGACACATTCGTAGACTCCAGTCCAGGTCAATGGATACAAACAAGTTACAACACATACGGTGGTAAGCACCCTAACGACAAACCTCTACGCAAGAACTACGCAGGTATCGGATACACATATGATCCAGCTAGAGATGCGTTTATCCCACCACAACCAGATTCTACTTGGACACTGGATGAAGAAACGTGTCAGTGGGTTAATCCAAATCCGGAATTAATAGGAGCATAATATGTCAAGTATAGTAATAGCAGGAGATATTTCAGGTTCAGTTACACTACAGGCACCTGAAGTGGCGGGACTAACAACATTAACTCTACCAGCAACAAGTGGTGCTGTACTTACAAGTACAAGTGCCATACCAACATCAAGCATAACTGGTGTTTTATCAGTGGCCAATGGTGGTACTGGTGTAAGTACAGCACCTGCCGACGTTTCTTATACTGGTACTGGCGCCACTGTGCGCAATACTAGTCCAGTGTTGGTTACTCCGGCATTGGGTACACCGGCAAGTGGTAACTTGTCGAATTGTACTGGATTCCCTGTGGCTGCTGCAACAACAACTGGCGTTACTGCTCCCAGCGGAACAAGTACAACCCAGTTGGCAACCACTGAGTTTGCTTGTGGGACGTCTAGTAAATCGAGTTTTGGATACACAAAATTGCCAAATGGTATAATAATGCAGTGGGGCACCGTTGCTGTTGGTGCAAACGGTACAGCCGGTGTAACTCTACCGATCGCCATGCCCAATGCTGGATTCCAAGTTATTGCCAACGGTGCATTTGGCGTTCGGGGTGATTTGTGGGGGTGTATACAGGGTGGATATTTCGCAAATAATTCTACAGTATATATTACTAATGGTTGGGATCAAACAATGCAAGCATCTTGGTTTGCTATAGGACATTAAAATGACAACATATTTTTACTCAGTTTCAACAAGTGGTTTCTACACCCCAGATGTCCATTCTACAATGCCTGATGATGTAGTAGAGATAACTGAAGAATATTATAATTCTTTACAGCAAGGTCAATCCACTGGACTGCAAATTGCCGGAGATGCACAAGGAAAACCTGTATTGGTTGCCCGAGCAATTATTACACAAACATATTCTGAACTACGTAAAGCGGCGTATCCATCATTCGCTGATCAGTTCGATACCATATTTCACTCTGGACTTGATGCTTGGAAAGCTGAGATACAGGCAGTGAAAAATGCATTTCCCAAGGATACAGTATGAGTTCAGTAGTAATAGCAGGAGATATTTCAGGTTCAGTTACACTACAGGCACCTGTAGTGGCGGGACTAACAACATTAACCCTGCCGGCAGTTAGCGGTACTGTACTTACCAGTGCCAGTGACATACCAACATCAAGCATAACTGGTGTTTTATCGGTTAGTCAGGGTGGTACTGGTGTAAGTACAGCACCTGCCGACGTTTCTTATACTGGTACTGGCGCCACTGTGCGCAATACTAGTCCAGTGTTGGTTACTCCGGCATTGGGTACACCGGCAAGTGGTAACTTGTCGAATTGCACTGGATTTCCAGTGGCTGGTGGCACTGTATCTCCTGGTACAATACTAGATTTCGGTGGTATCAGTGCCCCTTCTGGGTATCTAGGGTGCGATGGCAGTAATGTCAGTAGAACAACCTATGCTACTCTGTTTGCGGCAATCGGTACTGTTTGGGGAGTTGGCGATGGTTCTACTACCTTTGGTGTGCCAGATCTTCGCCGCAAGGTGGCAGTTGGTTCCGGTGGTACAGGGACGGCTAGATTAGCAAATTCTGTTGGTAGCACAGGTGGTGAAGAATCTCACGTTCAGACAATTGCTGAAATGCCGGCGCATACTCACAATTATTACTCTGGAATGGGTGGTGGCGGTGCGGCACCCTACGGAGATCCAAAAAATGCGGGATATACTTGGCCATCTTCATCTACAGGAGGCGGTACAGCTGCTAACATCATGCAACCATCCTCTGTCGTACTCAAAATAATTAAAACATAAGGATATTATTTTATGAACACTATTCATCGTAATCAACTCCCTGTGTCAGAAGAAATCCTGCGTGCCGATCTTTCTGCGTATCACCAAGCACTGGTGGCACACAGATTGACCATTGGAATTCCTGCACCGCTTCCAGCCTATGACCTACTAGGAGTTCTAGATAGTGGATTTGTGGTGGAAGATGATCCTGTATCAGATCCTGAACCAATAGGTCCAGCCACAGCAGAACAGAATAAAGCAACCGCTGTTGGTATCCTAGATAGTACTGATTGGATAACCATAGCAGATGTAATTAATCCTACAAACAGTCCGTGCTTGGGTAATCAAGCAGAATTCATTGCTTATCGTAACGAGATTAGAAAGATTGCAGTTAATCCAGTGTCCGGGGATTTAGTTTGGGTCACAAAACCAATATCAGTTTGGATACAAGGAGAATAAAATGGCATCAACAATTGCAGCACTAACAACTGGTGGCGGTGGTATAGTTCAAACTGCCGATGCATCTGGTAATCTATCTTTACTATCCGGTGACACAACAATAGTGGCGATGACTGCCACTGGTGCCACTATTACAGGTGCTCTTGCAGTATCTGGTACTGGAGCATTGACTCTACCAGTAGGTACAACAGCACAAAGACCTACTCCTGTTACTGGGATGACTAGGTTTAATAGTACCTCAACTGCAACAGAGTATTACAATGGATCTGCTTGGGTTTCTTCATCTGGTTCTGATGGTGCCCCACTGGGCACGCCTGCTTCTGGTAATCTAACGAATTGCACTTTCCCCACACTCAACCAAAATACATCTGGCACTGCTGCAACGGCAACAACTGCCCTCGCATTAACTTCAGGTGCAATATTGAATACACCGGCATCTGGTAATCTAACTAACTGTACTGGAGTACCTGCGCGTGCGTTGCCCGCTGGCAGTGTGTTACAGGTTGTTAGCTACCTCACCGCAACACAGGGGTCACAGACATTATCTGGTACTGATTCAATCATCAATGGAATAACAAAAATCATTACGCCGATTCGCGCTAATAGTATGTTCTTAGTGACTGCACGTTGGATTGGGGAAGTACCAGGTGCATGGGATGCACTTTTCAATATTCATATGAACGGCGTCAGGGTAAACGTAGGTGGGCAAGGGCGGGGCTATGGTTTAGCAACCCCATCGCAGAGCTATGTTGTAGACGATAATAACTCAACACCTGAAACGGTAAACATATCAACTCTAGTTTCAACCTCATCAGTAGCAGGCACACCAATAACATTTAGTCTTGTTGCCGACTATGAGGGGACGGCGACTCTATGGAACAACAGATGTTTTGCTGCATTAGGCGGCAATTACGAAAAAGGCACATCCGAATTAATTATCACAGAGATTGGAGGTTAATATGTTGGATTTATTAAGGGCAACCAGCCTTATTTATGGCGACTGCACACAAGAACCTAATAGCAGTGATATTTACATCTCCACGGGTAAACTAACTGCCGAACAAATGATTGCAATTACTGCTAAGGCAACAGAGTTGCAAGCTGAGTATGACAACAAAGAATACCAACGAAACCGTGCTGCCGCCTACCCATCATTTGCAGATCAAGCAGATATGCAGTATTGGGATAAGGTAAATGGTACAAACAATTGGGAAACAACAATTGCTGCTATCAAAGCAAAGTATCCAAACCAGAAGTAATAACATTAATTTTTAGGAAAATAAAATGGCATCCACAATTGCAGCAATAACAACGGGTATTGGTGGTATAGTTCAAACTGCCGATGCATCTGGTAATCTATCTTTACTATCCGGTGACACAACAATAGTGGCGATGACTGCCACTGGTGCCACTATTACAGGTACCTTGAGTGCAAATACATTTAGCGGTGCAGTAGCAGGCACTACAGGTGCATTCAGCGGTGCAGTATCAGGCACTACAGGTACATTCAGCGGTGCAGTATCAGGCACTACAGGTGCATTCAGCGGTGCAGTATCAGGCACTACAGGTACATTCAGCGGTGCAGTATCAGGCACTACAGGTACATTCAGCGGTGCAGTATCAGGTTCAATCACACTAGCAGCCCCGGCAGTATCAGGAAGTAATACACTAACTCTACCAGACGCTACTGATACCCTAGTTGGAAAGAATACGACTGATACGTTGACAAACAAAATTATTGTTCAGGCAATTAATGCTCAAACAACCACAGCATATGTAACCGTGGCTGCTGATGCCGGCGCAATAGTAACGATTAACAATGCTTCTGCCAATACATTTAAGTTACCAACCAATGCGAGTGTGCCATACGCAATAGGATCTACCATAACTTTGATACAGACAGGCGTAGGTGCTACCACAATAAGTGCAGTAACTCCTGCAACAACAACCGTACTATCCACAGGCACTACTACTGCTTCTCCAGTTCTAGGGCAAAATAAATCTGCCACTTGTATCAAAACTGGTACAGATACTTGGTATGTCGTAGGAGCAATATCTTGATTATTATTGGCACAATAGCCAGTTCTGTAATATCTATTACTCCAACAGTCGAATATCTAGTAGTTGCTGGCGGTGGTGGTGGTGGTACATCAGGTGCTAACTATTGTGGTGGCGGTGGTGCAGGAGGATTATTGACGAGTGCAGGGTTTGCAGTAGCTTCCGGTGTTCCGTTAACTATAACAATTGGTGCTGGCGGCACGGCAAATGCAAATGGAAGCAATAGTATATTTAGTACATTAACCACTATTGGTGGTGGCCGTGGTGCTTATGCTTATGCGCAAGCAGGTGGTAATGGAGGTTCTGGCGGCGGTGGCGGACCAATTAACGGAGTAGGAGGTTTGGAAACTGTTGGACAAGGATTTTCCGGTGGTATTGCATCATCGGCCAACCAAGGTGGCAGCGATTCTGCCGGTGGTGGTGGTGGTGGTGCCGGCGGTATTGGTGGTCCTGGTTATAGAACTGGTACAGGTCCATTTTCTAATAGTCCAATGGGTGGTGGTGTAGGACTAAGTTCTGCAATTTCTGGAGCAGCAACCTGGTACGCGGCAGGTGGAACAGGTTCTGGTTGGTACGCAGGGGCAAATACCAATGGAATCGGCGGAAGTACTTATGGTGGATCTCATGCTGCAGGCACTATAAATACTGGGTCAGGCGGTGGTGGTGGTCGAAGTGGTGCTGGTGGTGCTGGTGGTTCAGGTATTGTTATCATTAGATATGCAGATAAGTACCTGGCAGCGAAATCAACTACAGGCGCAACTATAACTGTTGCCGGTGGATACCGTGTCTATACATGGACATCATCGGGCACAATAACATTTTAAGGATAAATTATGAGTCATATACATACAGATAGTCATTTCGCTAAAGTATTTAATGGAATAGTTATTAATGTTATTGCCGCTGAACCAGAGTACTTTAATACATTGGTGAAACCTATGGACTCCAGTCCAGGTCAATGGATTCAGACAAGTTACCATACATACGGTGGCAAGAATCCAAATGGTACACCTCTACGCAAGAACTACGGAAGTATTGGTTTCACATACGATTCAGTTAGAGATGCATTTTTTGCTCCACAACCATATGAAAGTTGGACATTGGATGAAGAAACATGTTTGTGGCAATCACCAGTTGCAATGCCCGCAGATGAAAAAGAATATGAGTGGAATGAAGAATCCACCCAATGGGTTGTAATGGATTGAATGTAATCATAAATAGTTATATCTAATAACATTAATTTTTAGGAAAATAAAATGGCATCAACAATTTCGGCAATAACAACTGGTGGCGGTGGTATAGTTCAAACTGCCGATGCATCTGGTAATCTATCTTTACTATCCGGTGACACAACAATAGTAGCGATGACTGCCACTGGTGCCACTGTTACTGGTGCCTTGGATGTTACAGGTGTAGCAACATTAGGTACAGGTGCTATTCTTGGTACACCGGCAAGTGGTAATTTGTCGAATTGTACTGGGTTTCCATCGTCCACTTCAGCCACTGCTTTATTCTCAGGTGCAACAACCATCGTTGCAGCAACTGCCACTGGTGCCACTGTTACAGGTACCTTGAGTGCTTCTGGTGCCATATCAGGCGACATTAGTGCTTGTACATCAACTGGTATGGTGTTAACCGCGCCATCATTAGGAGCAGCAACTGCAACAAGTATAAACACTCCTATAATTAAGAATGCCGCCGGTGCTGCCGCACTTGACGTGGCAAAACTGGCCACTGGTGGTAGGTATACTAGGCAGATAATTGCCCAGGTAGACTCTGCGACTTATAACGTCACTGCTGGATGGGCTGTCGGACCTACGTTTGCACAACTGACCGACATGAAGGCTGGTTCTTTAATCAAAATGAGTTATACCGTGCCTTGTAGAAACGATTCTACATCATGGGGTGGTATGTATATTGAACCGCAAATCAACATTGCTGGCGCTGGTTGGCAAAGTCTTGGTTCGTGTGGATATGATGGTAATGTAATGAATTTGGGCAATGCTGCAATTGGGACTTACACTAATTCAATACTCATAACACCAAGTCAAGCAGTGGATTTCACAGTTCAATTTAGACTTGTATTTAGAACTTATGATGGTGCGGGTCACATAAATTATAACCACGATGTTAATGTTCTTAGTGGAACCGCTCCATTAATGGCAGGTGATAGTGGTCTTCAACATTTTTTACATATTATAGTTGAGGAACTAGCTATACTACGAGGAGCGGCATAAGTTGATCAACAAAAATTACATAGACCAGCCGGCACATTTCATTGTTGCTGTAGTTCTCGTATTCGTATTCTCGTTTATCACATCACTCTGGATGGCAGCTATCATTAGTGCCATGACAGGGTTGATGCGAGAAATTTATCAGAGATATGACAATAACAGAGTATGGTATGACTTTGGTCCTGGCAGTCGCATGGATCTAGTATTCTGGGCACTTGGCACTATCGCAGGAGTTCTAGCAACACCGGAAGTGCGTTTGTTATTTCAATAATATTTTAGTGGACATATATGATACAAGATTTGGTAGATACCAGTGATAGTGACATTGATAAAAATGTAGAACAACTCCAAGATAAATCAGAAATAAGCAAACAGATTATCTTAAAAAGAAACTTCCTATTACAACAATCAGATTGGACACAATTGTCTGATAATCAATTATCTGAACAACTAAAATCAAATTGGAAATCATATAGGCAATCGTTGCGGGATATAAATAAGCAAGAGAATTTCCCTCACATAGAATTTGAGAAACCTCCAGCATCATAAGATTTAACCATGATGAGTTGATTTGGTAAAGAACACTCGGTATAAATATGATACACAGTTGTTATTGTAAATAATATAGGAATTCATCATGGCGACCATCGTAACACGGATTACTGGCGGGACAGCAAAAAATGCTCCCCTCAATAATACTGAACTAGATAATAACTTTATCAATCTGAATACTGATAAGGCAGAATTAGTTTCTCCCAGTTTCACCACTCCAATATTGGGTACTCCTACTTCCGGTGATCTGGCAAATTGCACTTTCCCGACACTTAATCAGAATACATCTGGCACTGCCGCAGGATTATCTGCCACATTGGCAGTTGCATCCGGTGGTACTGGTGTTACAAGTTCAACTGGTACTACAAATGTAGTATTAAGTAACAGTCCAACTATTACAACACCGGTAATTGCTCAGATTGATGATGCCGATGGACATGCAGAACTTAAATTTTCTTCTATTGCATCTGCCGTCAATCAAGTTACAATTCAAAATAATAGTTCAGGGGAACCACCACACATTCTGGCAACTGGTTCTGACGCTAATATTAGTTTACATTTACAGGCAAAGGGCACTGGCACTGTAACGATACATTCTGCAATTGATACCACCAAGAGAATTACTTTTCACCCTAATGGAACAACTAATACAATCACTACAATTCAAACTGGGGCAACGGCAAATCATATAGTAACTTTGCCGGATGCCACAGATACTCTGGTTGGTAAAGCAACCACAGATACACTTACCAATAAGACACTTACCAGTCCAACATTGACTGCCCCAGTATTGGGTACTCCTGCTTCCGGTAATCTGGCAAATTGCACTTTCCCAACATTTAATCAGAACACTTCTGGTACTGCGGCAGGTCTATCCACCACTCTGGCAGTTGCATCCGGTGGTACTGGTGTTACTACTTCAACTGGTTCTGGTAATAATGTATTGAGTACCAGTCCAACCTTGGTAACTCCAGTATTGGGCACTCCTACTTCTGGTAATCTGGCAAATTGCACTTTCCCGACACTTAATCAGAATACTTCTGGCACTGCTGCGGGATTATCTGCCACATTGGCAGTTGCAAATGGTGGTACTGGTGTTACTGCTTCTGGTGCATCAGGCAATGTACTTACTTCCAATGGTTCAACTTGGTCTTCTGCTCCTGCAGGGGGTGCTCCAACAGGAGCACTTATGGCATTTGGATCAGCAACTCCACCGACCGGATGGCTTGCTTGCAATGGAGCGAATATCTCACGATCAACTTACTCTGCCTTATTTGCAGTTATCTCCACTACTTTTGGTGTTGGGGATGGAATTAATACTTTTACTCTACCCAACTCGGCAAGACGAACTTTAGTAGGTAGTGGAGGTGCTGGAACTGCAATGCTTGGAAATGCTGTAGGGAATTCTGGTGGAGAAGAATCTCACGTTCAGACTACAGCGGAAATGCCGGCGCATACTCACAATTATTACTCTGGAATGGGTGGTGGCGGT